TCCTACTCAGGCATCAAAGACTACGAAGGCTGTCCACGCAGATACCACGAAGTCAAGATACTAAAAAAGTTTAAATCTAAAGACACTGAAGCAACCATGTACGGCACTGCCGTACACAAAGCATTTGAAGAATACATCCGTGATAAGACACCACTTCCAGCGAGTTATGCGAATTACAAACCATTCGTGGAACCCCTCGCCAACTTCCAAGGCGACGTCCGTTGCGAGGAAAAACTTGGCATCCGTGCAGACTTCACACCCTGTGGATTCTTTGACAAAGATGTATGGTTCCGAGGTATACCCGACTATCTTGCAATCAACCACGACAAAGGAATTGCAAGGGTAGCCGACTATAAGACTGGCAAGTCAAGCCGGTACGCAGACAGCGCTCAATTAGAACTAATGGCAGCTATGGTGATGATTCACCATCCCAACGTAAATACCGTCAAGGGGGCACTGTTGTTCGTTGTAGTTGGCGATGTGATTAAGTCTGAGTACACTCGTAAACAATTGCCTGAAATCCTGTCTAAATGGGCTGGCAGGGCTAGTGCAATCGAAGCAGCGGTAGTGCATGGGGTATGGAATCCCAAAAGCTCTGCCCTATGCAAATTCTGCCCAGTTACTACTTGTGAGAACCACAATGGCCACTAAACGAAACTATAAGCAAGAATACGAACGGTATCAGGGTACGCCTAAACAGTTGGCTGCCCAATCCGAAAGACACAAAGCTAGACGGGCATACGAGAAGGAGCATGGCACTCTGCCTGACACCGTAGACGTAGACCATAAGAAGGCTATGTCCAAAGGCGGTACGTCTAAACTAAGCAATCTACGTGCCTCACCGCAGTCTGAAAACACAAGCTTTTCCCGTACCAAAACTGGTGCGCTGAAGTCACAAATTTCTAAGCGAGAGCGTAAAAAATAATGTAAGATGAAATCACTTAGCGGTTGCCACTTCTAAGTTGTTTCATTTGGTTCTCCTCCCAGTAATGGGTTTGCCCAGTAGCAGTGCTACTGGGCTATTTTTGTCAACTCTATTCAAATTTATATGCAAATCATTGATAACAAAGCATTGGTGTTTAACACACGTAAAGCAAATCAAATCACTTCAATCATTCCTAAGAGCAAGGTGCTTGAGAACAACGGAGACGTTGACCAAGTTATTGTTAACTGGGGCTTTGACGAAGTGCAACTACTACGCAATCTAGGTATACGTGATGTGCCTAGTCCCATTTTGGGACGCTATCAGTGGCCGGGAATGTTTACGCCGTTTGATCATCAGCGTACTACCGCAGAGTTCCTTACACTCCATCCACGTTGCTTTGTGTTCAACGAAGCAGGCACAGGCAAGACCAGTGCAGCAGCTTGGGCTGCGGATTATCTGATGCAACAAGGCAGAGTTAAGCGTGTGCTTGTTGTGTGCCCAGTGTCCATCATGGACACCGCATGGCGTTCTGATTTATTTAAGACAGTCATGCACCGCACAGTGGCTATCGCTCAGGGGTCACGCACACAAAGACAGAAGGTTATTCAAGGAGATTACGAATTTGTAATCATTAACTTTGATGGTGTGAAGGTAGTCAATAAAGAGTTAGAAGCCGGTGGGTTTGACCTCATCATTGTGGACGAGGCTAACGCAGTTAAGAGCGTGACTACCGATAGGTGGAAGTGCCTTGCAACCTTGATTAAACCTACTACACGCCTATGGATGATGACAGGTACGCCTGCCTCGCAGTCACCGCTAGATGCCTATGGTCTGGCTAAGCTTGTGGCACCTGATGCGGTGCCTAGATTCTTTGGTGCGTTCCGTGACAAGGTGATGCTCAAGCTTACGCAGTACAAGTGGGTGCCGAGACAAGACGCACAACAGATCGTTCACCAAGTATTGCAACCCGCCATTAGATACACAAAGCTTGAGTGCTTGGACTTGCCTGACTTGTTGTACTCGACTCGTGAGGTTCCCTTGACTGCTCAGCAGACCAAGTACTATGACGCGCTCAAAAAACAAATGATGACCATCGCAGCAGGCTCAGAAATTACAGCGGTGAATGCGGCAGCAATGCTTAACAAACTTTTGCAAGTTGCGCAAGGGGCGGTATATACCGATGATGGTGGCGTTGTTGAGTTTGATGTAACCAACCGCATGAGTGAGTTGTTAAACGTGATCGAGCAGACCGACCATAAGATATTGGTGTTTATCCCATATCGACACACGCTTCAAATGGTTGAGAATACTCTGCTCAAAGAAGGTTACACAGTGCAGACAATTCATGGCGGTGTTGCGTCAACACGACGAGCAGACATAATTAAAGAATTCCAAACAGAAGATGACCCACGCATACTCCTCTTAGTACCGCAGGCAACTGCACACGGTATCACGCTGACTCGTGCCGACCAAGTTGTGTGGTGGGGTCCAGTAGCGTCCACAGAAATCTATTTGCAAGCTAACTCACGAGCGCACCGAGCAGGGCAGACAAACAAAGTTACAGTCACACACCTGCAAGGCAGTCCGGTCGAGCGACGCATGTACACCATGCTGCAAAATAAAATAGATTTACATCAAAGTTTGGTAGATTTATACAAACAAGAGCTTGACACGTAAATTTTACAGTGTATAATTTCTAAAAAACGGGGGGAAAGCTGCTACTGATTGTTAAGTCGAGACTTTTTTAAGATCGCATCAATCGGACGAGCGGTTAGTACCCTCACCCAATGTTCAACGTAAATCAAAGGAATCCTATGGATGCAAGTCAGTTAGTCAATGTGTATATCAAGATACGTGACGCCAAAGAAATAAAAAAGAAACAGATGGAAGCCGAGATTGCTGACCTTGATGTTCAGCTTGAGGCAGTCGAGCAAGAGCTTCTAGAAATCTGCAAGACCACTGGACAAGACGGTGGCAAAACACAATTCGGTTCGTTCACACGAGCCGTCAAAACACGCTACTGGACCAGTGACTGGGACAGTATGTACAAATTCATCCGTGAGCATGATGCACCTGACTTACTCGAACGTCGGATTGCGCAAGGTAACTTCGCACAGTTCGTCAAAGAGAATCCGGACAGCATGCCTGCAGGTGTGAATATCGAGTCGAAATACTCGATCACGGTTCGCCGTTCATCCAAGTAACTTCCCAATAGGAAATCAAAATGAGTAACATGACACTTTTTAAATCCGGTTCCGTTATCCCTGACTATTTACGTGAGGCTTCTGACGCTACTACCCGTGACATTGCAGGTAGCTCTGGCGGTAAGCAAATCTCTATCAAGGGCGGTGTGTGGCGTATGGTCGTAGGCGGTGAAGAAGTCGCCAAGAACGAAGAACGCGCCATGAACTTCGTGGTGATTGCATCCGGCAAGGGTGTGACACGTACGTTCTATGCAGACAAATACGAAGAAGGCAAGGACATTAAACCTGCCTGCTGGTCTGCTGAAGGCGTAGTGCCCAACGAAGAAGTGACTAACCCACAGGCTAAGACCTGCGCTACCTGCCCACAGAACATCGAAGGCTCTGGCGATGGTAAGGCTCGTGCCTGCCGTTACAGTAAGCGCTTGGCTGTAGCTTTAGAGAACGACATTGGTGGCAACATCTACCGCTTGTCAGTCCCCGCCAAGTCATACTTCGGTCGTGCTGAAGGTGAGAAGATGCCACTGCAAGCGTTTGGTAAGTTCTTGTCAGGACACGGTATTCCGATTACAGGCATTGTGACCGAAGCTCGCTTCGACACTGCCGAAGCAGTGCCCGTGTTGAAGTTCCGTGCTGTACGCCCCTTGTCGAAAGAAGAGTGGGAACTGGGTAAAGCACAGAGCCTGACAGAAGACGCTCGTCAAGCTATCGAGTTGAAGATGGTTCCATCTAAAGCCGAAGGCATGCCTGCGTTACCACAGTCGTTCAAGGAAGCCCCTGCTGCCGTCGAGAAAGCGGAAGCCGTGGCTGAGCCAGTGAAACGTGCCCCTGCTAAAGCAAAGCCTGAGACGCCTGCAGCAGCAAAGAACGTATCTGACATCTTGAGTGACTGGGCTACTGACGAAGATGCGTAATAGACCACGGGGGCATGACACCCTCTTCATTCAGAAAGTTGAAGATGCAGACCAGAGGCCGATTGTTATGCAGTTGGCTGACGTTTGCATCAACAAAGGTACACCGATTACCGAGATAGCGCTGATGTTTGGCGTGACTCGTGCGAGTGTGTACAACTGGCTGACTGGTAGATCGGTGCCACGCGCTCGTCATCAGGCAGCAATGCCTAAAGTTATTGCACGTCTTTCAAAACGTAAGTAACCCTCGTGGGGTGGCAGGTAGCACTGTCACCCCTATTTTTTCCCCTCAACCCAGTGAGGTTCTGTGACTGACTTTCTCAACTCCGTATTACCTACGCAGGGCTTGTATTGCACTGTGGGTATTCGGTCAAACGCCGTCAAGCAGTCGTTCCAAGCGACGATTGAAGACGTGGAGGCAGTCGGCTCAGGTATGGATTCTCAAGGCGTGGATGCGTATTTTGCGCTTGCCACATTTGAAGATGACTCAGGTCGCAAGGTGGACAATGCCATCTTTCTGCGGTCGTTCTTTCTAGACCTAGATTGCGGTACAGGTAAGCCATACGCTGACCAAGCTGCTGCTGCCCAAGCCCTATCCATATTTGTTGCTGACACGAAGCTCCCAAGTCCAACGCTTGTTAACTCAGGTGGTGGGCTACATGTCTATTGGCCCTTGACCGAAGACGTGCCCGTATCCGAGTGGATACGACACGCAAAATCACTGAAGCGTTTGTGCGCTCAGAAGAAACTATTTGCTGACCCTGCCGTAACTGCAGATGCTGCACGTATCTTGCGCATACCCGGCACCCATAACTTTAAGAACGAAACCTCGAGACC